GGAGATTAAAGCAGGATGTGAGAGAGATATTCGCAAGGTAGATGAGAGATTACGTACAATAGAAAAGAAAATGTGGAGCATTGCTGGTGCTATTGCTCTCATTTCTTTTGTCGTTAGTCCAGTTGGACAAAGAATAATAAGACCAGCATTGACATCAACGATAGAAACGAGTATGATGTCAGAAGTTAGACCACTAATGAGTGAGTTATCTTGACGACAAATATATTGGTCTCATTTCTCCTAGACTAGAAAAGTTTAAAAGAGTAAAGGGTGGGCTGTATAATTTTCGATGCCCTTATTGTGGGGATTCACAAAAACATAAGAACAAAGCACGAGGATATATCTACCAAGTAAAGGCAGATTATAATTTCAAGTGTCATAATTGTGGAGTATCAAGATCTTTTACCTATTTTTTGAAGGATAAGGATAAGACTTTATACGATCAATATGTCATGGAAAGATATAGTGAGGGGTTAACTGGAAAGGCAACTGTTACGCCCGAACCTAATTTTACATTTAGTAAACCTAAGTTTAAAACTAAAGATATTTGCGATGATCTTGATACTGTATTTGCACTAAATAAAACACATTCGGCCAGATGTTATTTGGTCAATCGTGGGATACAAGAAGAGAGTCTTAAGGGTTTTTACTACTGTCCTAATTTTAAAGAGTGGACAAACAAATATAAGAAAACCTTCGATAGTATAAAAAATGATGAAGCAAGAATCATTATTCCTTTAAGGAATTCTGATGGAACTTTGTTTGGTTATCAGGGTCGATCACTTGACCCAAATGCCAAGATGCGTTATATTACTATAATGCTTGATGAAGATCAACCTAAGATTTATGGATTAGATAAAATCAATGAAACAAAACCTATCTACATCATTGAAGGGCCTTTCGATTCCACCTTCGTGGAGAACTCGGTTGCTATGTGCGGCTCCGATATTGATATTCGGACGTTTGGTTGGAGCAATTATATTTGGGTTTATGATAACGAACCTCGCAACAGAGAAATCGTCAACCGAATCTCCAAGTCTCTTGACAGAGGAGATAAGGTTATCATCTGGCCAAGTGAAATAAAACAAAAAGACATTAATGATATGATCCTCGCTGGACATAATGTAATGTCTGTATTAGAATGTAATACATATTCAGACTTAGAAGGAACACTTAAACTTACCAATTGGAAGAAGACATGAGCGACAGCATCAAAGTTAGAAAACGCAATGGTAGAGGTATCGAACCTCTTAATCTTGAGAAGATGCATAAGATGGTTGAAGAAGCAACCACAGGTTTAGCAGGAGTATCTGCAAGTCAAGTAGAAATTAATTCTGGTATTCAATTCTATGATGGTATTACTACAGACGAAATTCAATCGATTCTTATTCGGTCCGCCAGTGATCTTATCACTCTGGACAATCCTAACTATCAGTTCGTTGCTGCACGACTCTTACTCTTTGGGCTTAGAAAAAACCTTTATAGAAGAATAAGAGAGATGCCTCCTCTTATTGATCATATTAACAAGTGTGTCGATAATGGAGTATATGATAAAGAAATACTAGATAATTATACAGAAGAAGAACTTCTAACAGCTGAGAAGTTTATTGATCATGATAGAGACTTGTTATTTACATATGCAGGTCTTAGACAAGTAGTAGATAAGTATCTGGTACAAGATAGAAGTACTGGGAAAGTTTATGAAAGTCCACAGTTCATGTATATTATGATCGCATTAACTATTTTTGCGAAATATCCACAAGACAAGAGACTCGATTATGTCAGAAGATACTACGACGCAACAAGCAGACACAAAATCAACATCCCAACACCAATCATGGCAGGGGTGCGAACTCCCATTAGACAATTTGCATCCTGTGTTCTCGTTGATGCTGATGACACGCTTGACAGCATCTTCAGCAGCGACATGGCTATTGGTAAATACGTTGCTCAGAGGGCGGGAATTGGTATTAACGCAGGGAGAATCCGTGGCATCAACGCTAAAATCAGGGGCGGAGAAGTTCAACACACGGGTGTCGTCCCGTTTCTCAAGAAATTTGAAGCGACTGTCAGATGTTGCACTCAAAATGGCATCAGAGGTGGATCAGCAACTGTCCACTTCCCAATCTGGCACCAAGAAATAGAAGATATATTAGTTCTAAAGAATAACAAAGGAACAGAAGATAATAGAGTAAGAAAACTTGACTATAGTATACAAATCTCAAAATTATTTTATGAAAGATTTATTAGTAACCAAGAGATCACGCTTTTTTCTCCTCATGATGTGCCAGGGCTTTATGATAGTTTTGGTACAGAAGGCTTTGATGACTTATATGTAAAATATGAACAGGATGAATCTATTCCTAAGACTAAGGTAAGTGCTCAAGAACTTATTCTTAATCTACTAAAGGAGAGAGCAGAGACTGGTCGTGTTTATATTATGAATATAGACCATTGTAATAGTCATTCATCCTTTAAGGATCATGTTTACATGAGTAATCTTTGTCAAGAGATTACTTTACCAACTATACCTATAGGACATATTGATGATCCTCAAGGAGAGATCGCTTTATGTATTTTGTCTGCTATTAATGTGGGTAAGATTAATAATGTTAGTGAGTTGGAAGAACTCTGTGACCTATCTGTGAGGGGTCTGGAGGAGTTAATAGACTATCAAGGGTATCCAGTAGAAGCTGCAAGGAATTCTACTCTTAAAAGAAGATCTCTTGGAATAGGATATATTGGTTTAGCACATTATCTTGCTAAGAATAATTTGGGATACAATGATCCAAAGGCATGGAAGTTAGTTCATGATTTGACAGAAGCATTTCAATATTATCTTTTGAAAACTTCTAATGAACTTGCTAAAGAAAAAGGTAAATGTGAATATTTTTATCGGACTAAGTATGCAGACGGTCTTCTTCCTATAGATACTTATAAGAAAGATGTGGATGACTTAGTACCTAATGACCTATCATTTGATTGGGGAAATTTACGGGAGGACATACTCTCTTACGGGCTACGACACTCAACGTTGTCGGCACAAATGCCATCGGAGAGCAGTTCGGTTGTGTCAAATGCCACTAACGGAATCGAACCCCCAAGAGATTACTTGT